CTCGGGGCCGCCTGAGACATCAGCGATGGTGTCTCTTGTGACGCGAACATTTTGCAGTCGCATGGTTCGCAAAACCATTAAATGTTCGTTTCTAAAGGAGATGTAGCTAATGCCAACCACATTTGGTAGAATTCGTAGAAGGGTGAACCTTCTGCCTAAGGCAGGAACATCGGTTAAGCAGGGTTATTTTAACACTGCTAACACGACTAACGGTACACCCAATGGAAGTTATAGTCCGTTCAAATTTACCGAACAGACTTTTAACTATAACGCACCATGGCTTACAGCGCAAGTCACTGGGGACGAAGTCCACAGTGGCCCGCCGTACGTTACGGGCGGTCCATTTAGTACATTACGAATCACCTATATGACGCCTTTTGACGTTCAGGGAAGGGGCGTATACGTGAGATCAGATCGATTTCAACGATACGTGGGCGGGTTTACCTGCCCTGCGAGTTCACGTTTTGGAGGACCGAGTCTTGATGACTTGAATCTTCTATTAAACATGTCCTCGCCTATCTTTCCCTCGATGGAAGGCTGGGGTAGCAAGGCTTGGGCTAAGGCCAAGCCTCAACTTGAGAGAGCTAGTGCCTTTGTATTCTTTGCAGAGTTCAAAGACACTCCACGCATGCTTAAAACCTCGTCTCGAGAGTTCCATGATATTTGGAACACTCTTGCTGATCCGCTTAAAAAGGCGGATTGGGCTAAAGCCGCTGCATGGAAAATGCGTCCCAAAAGGGCCGCTGATAGCTTTCTCAACCAGCAATTTGGCTGGAAACCGTTTCTTGGGGATCTTCAGAAATTTCATGAAGTTTACCTCAATACCACAAAGCTCATGACGGACTTTACAGACCGTAATGACAAGTGGACGAGACGGAAAGTTACCCTAATGCATGAGACGACCAGTACCAAAGTAGACGGCGGCACTGGGTGCATAATAAGCCCCCAGATGACCGTGCCTAATGGGTACTGTGTATCTAACCCGACTTGGGAGTTGTACGTGGACAAAGAAACCACGATAAGCGCCGCAGGCCGGTTTAAATACTATCGTCCAGAATTCGACACGAGACTGACCGAGTATAACTCGGCATGGATGGCTATGCAGCGTCGTATGACGATGTATGGCCTCCGAGTCAGTCCGGCGAATATCTATAGAGCTACACCTTGGACCTGGGCTCTCGATTGGGTGTCATCTGTAGGTGAACATGTAAGTTACCTCAATGACATTCTCGTCGATAGCGTACAGGCTAAATACCTTTACCTTGTGCAGACCCAGGTTGAGAAGCGGAAGATCCGTCAGGTTCTTCCTACTACAGCCGGGCCTGTGACGTTGGAATGGACTCGAGTAATCGAGACCAAGCAACGCCAAGAGGCAGGTAGTCCTTTAGACTTCAACCTGACGTGGGATCAATTAACCCCACGTCAACTTGCGATAGCAGGAGCTCTCGGCATATCACGTAAAAAATGATATGACGCTCTCTCCTGATGTCAATCTCCCTTTGTGCTTCTTTAAGCAGGGTCCTTGGAATGGATCCCTGCTGGCAAAGGGTCAACTTCCGCATAACTTTGGAGGTCAACCACAATGCTTTCCGATCCACAATCTATTACAGTCAATTCTGTCGCTCAATCGATGCCCCGCGTTTCTACGGGTGGAACTAAATCCACCTATCAGAAAGCGGATCTTACGTACACGTTAAACGTGTCACATACGACTGCCAAAGACCGTATCAGGTCAATGGCGCGCATCGATCAGCGTGCTATCGTCCCGGACCCGTTGACAGCTGTCAACGATTACGAGACGCTTAGCGTCTACGTCGTCATCGATCGACCCCTTGCGGGGTTTTCGTCGACGCAGGTAGACCAGTTAGTCACGGGTTTTAAGTCGTGGCTTGACAGCACCATGGTTGGTAAGCTTTACGGCTCCGAGTCTTAAATGACTCGAAGCCCGCTATGGCACCCTGTTCTAAACGAACAGTTCTACCATTCACTATCTTTCTAAAAGGAGATGTACCATTATGGCTACACCTACAACACCGCCACGCCGAAAAACGGCCTGGTGGGAGATTTTGCTCCAATTGACGGCAACACTGTTGCCCGTCGTTGTTGGCGCCGTGTCTAGAGATGAGGCCGATGAGGCCCCTACTCAAATCCACGTCCGTTCGGAAGAAGGAAAAGGCAACATTTCTGTTGTCACCTATCCTCCGATCAGCCTTTCAAAGGCTTTGGAAATATCTCATCAAGATTAGTGATGCTCAACCATTTTCTAAGGTGCAGGTAACAGATTGGCTGTTGCCTGTTAAGGGCATCAGCAAGGGGAGCTGCGTGGCTTGATGTTCGACCCCCATATTTTTGGAGGCGACATGAAAAGCAACGTAAGTGACTGTCTAGAGTTCATGGAGCAAGTCTATATAGACGCTACCATGAAGTGTGTCGCTGATGTCTCTGATTTACGTGATCTTGAAACTATAAGATCACGAGTCAAAGGTGAAGGTTTGTCGTTTTTAACGATAACCCTTCCCAACTTTTGCAAGGACTTCGAGAGAAGCCTTGCGGTTGGGTTTATCGACTCTACACTTTTTGCCGGTTTTTCAAAGGCAAAAGGTGGGTCAATCCCTGCATTTTTGCAAGGTATGACAAGTCGCATCTTTGACAGAGAGACAGGAAGGATGTTTGAAAATGAAGATACCCCCTCAAATATTCGAGGAGACTCAAGTGATGTTCCTACTATTGTTGAATCTGTACGGCAGTTATGCTGTACATTCAAGAAAGTGGAAATTGAATGCACCCCAGCAAGGGTTGCACTCGCACTTGAGAGCTTCGTTTCCATTGAGCAGTCTCTTGGAACGTTTTCTATTCCAGACGAAGACCGCACCCAGTTTCTGGGTGTTTCTTCTTGCTTGTGGGGCACTATGGTTGCTGATTTTTCAGCTTCCGACTGTGTCCCTCGGCATGGGCCTGGTGCTACCGCTGAACATCTTTCGGGTAACCGAAAGTATCAGTGGTTATACTGGCACGATCGTCTCGAGCCTTATTTCCCCATTATCGATAACGGGTACCCTTTGGGTACTCCGTGTGATTCTAGGGAGCTCGAAATGGTATCGATTGTGCCGGAGGATCAGGAACAACCCGTTAGGGTTGTTACTGTCCCGAAAACGTTGAAGAGTCCCCGCATTATCGCTATAGAGCCTTGCTGCATGCAATTTGTGCAGCAAGGGATTCGAGATTATCTTTATGAAAAACTCGAGTCCTCAAGGATGACCGCTGGCCACGTTAATTTTCGCGACCAATCGATCAATCAAAAGCTTGCGATAGTTGCGTCGAAGACAGGTCAATATGCTACGATTGATCTTTCAGATGCCAGCGACCGAGTTCCTCGATCGTTGGCTCTTGAGATGTTTCGTTCTAGTCCTGAAATTCAGGCTAGTATTGAAGCATGTCGATCGACTAGTGCACAACTACCTGATGGGAGAATTATTTCTCCTCTCAAGAAGTTTGCGTCTATGGGTAGTGCTCTCTGTTTTCCAATTGAGGCAATGTACTTCTACACGATTTGTGTAGTTGCCTTGTTGGCTCACAGTGACCTTCCTATAACCCTAGAGAATGTTTATAAAGTCTCTAGGAAGTTATACGTATATGGTGACGATATTATCGTCCCCACGTACGCGGCGAATACTGTTCTCGATTACCTACAAAAGTACAATTGTAAGGTAAACTCCAATAAGACTTTCGTGAGCGGAAGCTTCCGAGAGTCATGTGGTGTTGACGCATTTTCGGGGTATCAGGTTACACCTGTTTACCTTAGAAGGATGCGTCCTGAGAACAGGCAGCAAGCTTCACAAATCATCTCGTGGGTAGCTACCGCCAACCTCTTCTATTTGAAGGGATATTGGCGGACTACACAGTTCATGTTTAACAAACTTGAACGGATCATAGGAAATATTCCCTATGTTTCCAAGACTAGTGAAGCTTTGGGCCGTATCTCTTATCTAGGTTATGAGTCCGCCGAGAGGTGGAACTCTGATCTCCAACGCTTTGAAATAAGGGCGTTGGTTCCTAGGCCAGTTGACCGTACTGATCATCTGGAAGGATATGGTGCACTAGCTAAGTGCTTCTTGGGTTTACTAGGTCGTTCGGAAACCGAACCTCCTAGCTCTCAGGAACGCTCTCAGTTAGAGCGATCTGCACTGCACGGC